AAACTTTGGTGTTGCCATGTGTTACTCCTTATGCTGCTCGTGTAATACCACGGGGGTCTTCCACAACCGCTTCAACCGAATCATCGTTGATGATCCTGAATTCACGACCATGAATCTTCAGGCGGGTTCCTGAATTGGGGCGGACGATGACGAAGTCACCCTCCTTGCACGACGGCCCACTAGGGAACCGAGCGGTATCTTTATAGGCATCGGGGCCTAGCTTTACTACAAATAGTACTGGGGTCAGTACTTCTTCATAGTGCATAGATTGGTTTGATTTAACAATACCTATTTCACTATCCGCAAACTCTTCCATTGCTTCGGGGACAACGCACAGAAGCCGGAAGGCTTTTGGGTCAGGCAACTGTTTCGCTTTATCCTCTGCACTCGTGTTAAGAATGCCAGACAAATCTACCGCAGCGACATCAAATTCAGTCATCAGAATACTCCAGTTTTTTTGCAAGGTCTTTGACAATTTGATCTGCGTGAGTTAGACCACGAATAACTCCGCAAACGTGCCGATACTCGGCGAAATCCTTAGCGCCACCGCCATTCAAAAAAATGGCTTGATCCTCGCGTAACTTGTCAATTTCTTTGAGGAGGTATGTAAGCGCTTGTGAGTTCATTTATTTTCCTTCTTGTTGCTAAATTGATTTCGTTGCGCCGCCCGTTGTGCTTGCTGTACGGCTACCTGCGCTTTGTGTTTGGCAGCGTCAATGCCCATACGCATTCCTTCAGTCTCTTGCTGTCTTGCTAACTTGTCTTTGCTTGCAGCGGCTTGTGCGCCAACCTGCATAGCAGCGATCTCTTTTTGAGCCGCGATACGTGCTTCCTCTATACGAATCTGATCCGCTTTTGCCGCAGCATCAATCTGTTGCTTCTGCTGTTTAAGCTGCAACTCGCCTTGTTTGATCTGCAACTCTTGCATCTGCATCTGAACAATCGGGTCTTGCATTTGTTGTTGTGCCTGCTGTTGCTGAGCTTGTTGTTGTGCTTGCTGAGTCAACTGCTGTGACGCCTGCGCAGTAAGCATCGCAATACGATCTGCCAACTCTGGAGAAACCTGTTTGTTTTGCTCTTCTGTTGGCAGTGGTGTACCAATCGCCATCTCAACTTGCTTGCGGTACTCAAACGCAATGTGCTCGTTGATGTGCGCCATAGCTGCTGCCATGATCGCTTGAGCTTGTGGGTTCATCTGCATCAACTGTTGAATCTTTGGATTCTGAATAGCTGCCATGTGCGCTTGGATGTGAGCCTCGTGGTTCTGCTCAATGAACGCCTTGACCGGTTTCATAATCAACAGGTTCTGGTTCTCCTGCACTGGGTCGGTTGGCACTTGGTCATCTTCCACTGGCACTAACTTGTTGGCATTCTTAATGCCCAACACCTCAATCATCTGGCGATGCAACAGAGGTAAGTTATAGAGTTGTGGTGCAGACTGAGCCAATTGAAGAACAGCCTGATATTGCACAATCTTCTGTGCCATAGTTGCTGCATTTGGGTCACTGACAGGAATAACATCTGTGCTGTCGTAGTCCGATTTCTTGGCCTTACGGCCTGCATCTTCTGGCTCATAGTCATACTCCTCGGGGGTATAGTCAGCAATGATGCTCTTGAGTAAGCGGAACTCTTGCTTCATGGTGTAGTGCAGTCGCGCTTGAACAGCCGTCATCACCTTGAGCGTTCTTTCCAACAGCGCCAGCGTAGTACCTACTGGTGCGTTAGTACTCATGTCGGACACGTTCATGTCGCCACTAGAGGCAAATGCACGGCCTTCTTGAACTATGTTCTGAAATAGCGCAAACAAAACCTGACTTGGTTCCTTGTACGGCAGGGGTAGTATGTTGTCTCTGATTGACCCGCTTGGGACGTCTACGTCTCTAAACTCTCCGGGCTGGATGGGGGTGTCGTCCCCTTTGATGCGAAGTCCTCTGGACTTAAGGCCACCGGGTAAGTTTGATAAAGTGCCCGCATCCACCAACTGTCGAATGAGCATGGTGGCGGACTTGGCGTAGCCCCCAATAAGGTGGATAAGCCCATATCCGTAGAACCCGAATCCGGGGATATATTGGTAGTGGACAAAGTGTTGTCGCTTGGTGTGCAGTTCGTCGTCTTCATACCAATTTCTTCTAATAGCTAAAACCTTGCGTGTACCCTTCTCAATAGTTACTACGTATGGCAGTGCTATGCCTGTCTCTTTACCCTTCTTGTCCTTGTGCTCATACCCAGACAAGTCCAAGTCAACGTGCATCTCAAGGAAACGGAAGCGGTCATCATTCAAGGCTGACATGCCTTGCTCTTCAGCCTTCTGCTTCTCAATGTCGTCCAACTCATGTGTCGGCTCGCCTAAGTCCACATCAAGATAGAACCCAGCTTCCTGCAACTTCTTGACTTCATTCTCGGTTTTACGCATGACGTGAGTAACACGCTCTGCTGACTCTAAGTTACTAGCGCCATACGGCACGACAATGTCCTCGGCTGGAATGAATACCGCTACCTGCCGCCCCTTGGCTGGATCAAAGTACACCTTCTTGAACGCAGAGCCTGCAAGTGGCAACGACCACAACATCTTCTCGTGCTCGGGGCGATACTCAACCATCACCTCGGTCAATTGATAGTTCATATCCTCGCGCACGCGGGCGGCGGCTTCTTCACGAAGCAAGTCAACTGCGCCAACGATCTGGGTCTTGACTGGCCCCATAGCAGGGAATGTCTCCATCATTGCCTCTGACTGGAAACGCACGACTGATTCTGTAAGCATGGGATGAAATACACCACAAGCACCTTGCCAAGGTTCTGTTCGTTCCTCATACTGCAAGCCCAACAACTTTAGGCCATCGACATAGGTTTTGATCCAATCTTTGCGATCCATTACGTCTTTGCCAAAGTCTTCAACTAAGTCATTACCAAGTGAATCTAAGTCGCCCTCGTCCATGTATTCGGCAAGGTTGGCATCAAAGTCTTCCGCTGTTTCTTTCTGGGGTTTTAAGTCAATATCTATGTCGCCCATGCCAATACTGACTGACTCGGGATCCTCGATCTCGATCTCAATATCGGGCTCCATAAGTTCGGAGATACCCTGTGGGGCCTGATACAGACTTTTGTCCATTGAACTTGTTGCCATGATGTGTCCTTACACAGTGTAGAACCGCTCTTTTTTGCGGCTCCTAAAATACGTTACTTCTTCTGGCTCATCGCTAGGTAAGCGTAAGAACCCGCCTTGTCTAAACCGCATGAGTGCTAGTGTTGTCGCATCAACCAAGTCGTCATGCTCGCCTGATGGGAATTCTGCGATCTCGTCAACCAATTCTTCCGCCCAGCGTGTACGCGGAACCCATACTTTCCCAGACGCAATTATGTCTGATACAGAATTCAAGCGGGCAATTTTGTCCTGACCCTTACTAGGCGTGTACTCCTGCACAGGAATCCCCATCGCCCTGAGTTCATAGATCAACGGCGCACCCGTCGCCTTCTTCTCGATGAGTAGCCCGTCTGGTTCGTACTCTCGGTACTCCTCAAGCACGTCCCTCTTTAACTCTACCCATTCAACACGTTTCTTGTACGTGTTGAGCAGAATGATGTTTTTAGTCATGTCTGTCTCATCGGTAAATATCCCCCACGTCGTTCCTGCGGAGTAGTCGGCCCTGTTGTTCTTCTCAAACGCCGTATCCCATGTCTGCAAGATGTACTCACACGCTGGGGGTTGCTCGTTTTCCCACCATTTCCACCAATCCCGCTTCACGATGGCTGACTCATTACCTACTGGGTTCTGCTGGTACTGCGCCTGCCACTTACTATTGGGTAATTCCTCACGGAGGGCTTCCAATTCCTCAAGCGCCCAGAACTCTGGCCACAGGGGTTTACCCGAGGGCATAATGGCGGGGAACTCAATGACTTCCCACTGCTCCCCACCCCGCTGTGCCGCTGCTTTGAGTACCTGACCGGTCAAATCCCGCATCGCCCACCGCGTCATTACGATCACGATAGCCCCGCCCGGCTGCAAACGC